AAACAGAGATACAGGTTGTTGTTTTTAAAGTAAAATTGACAATCCAATGAATTTCACTATCATTTTTAAAATATTTTTTGTAATAGCTTAATGCGTATTCTTCCATATTTATATTTTCGGAAATTTTTGATATTCGCCAATTCCCTGTTTTATCATTACGAACATTTGTGGCGGAAAAAGTATCGTTGACATTATTAATATCTTTATTGCTAATTCCGTACATATTATCACGGTGTGTTTCTGATTGTTGTTTCTGTTCGGCTACTTGCTTAGCATTTTCAGCAGCTTTTTTATTTTGATCTGCGATAGCTGCTTGCTCGGCATTTGCTTGCTGCTCTTCGTATGGTTTCATTTTTTGTTTATATGTATCATATTCTTTTTGTAAATCATCTTTTGCAGTGGATAATTCATCATATTGTTTTTGCAACTCTTCATTTTTAATTTTTAGATTAACATACTCGGTTCGTTTTACACCTATAATACTTTTAAATCCAATACCCAAAACAAAGGCAGCCACCAATGCTCCGATAGTAATTAATTTTCGTATTTTTTGCTTTTCAATTTCTTTATCATCTTTTTCTTTGTCATCAGAGGTATAGTCCGATAGAGCAACATCACATTGCGGACATTTCTCAAAGTTATCAGAGAATATACCATTACAGTGTGGACATTTTTTCATAAGTAATTCCCCTTTTATAATTTATTATTGTTCAGTATAAAATTTTTTAATATGCACATTTGAACTTTTTATATTATCAGGAGCATTTTCTAAAAAAGCTTTAGCATAACCTGATTCGCCGGGATTTAATACAAAGAGGTTATCCTCATCATCAGTTTTGACAATTTCAAAGTCATTTTTTACTGGCATTTTGCTACCGTCAGTCAATGTAAATACAGTAGATAATTCAATTAAACGATATGACCGTGTACCTGTATTTGTTACCTTATACTCTGCATTAAACATACCTTTTTCATCTACATCAGCTGACATAACTTCAATTTTTAAAACAGCTGCTGGTTCTTCAATGTTCATTGGAAAATTTCTTTGTTGATATACATATTCGTAACTACCGGAATTGTATATTATATCTCCCGATTTAGAAACTACATATTTTCCGCCTTGCAAGTCAAAAGTACCTCGAGAAGGGTGGAGAGTTATTTCATCACCAATGTTAAACATTCCATTATCAGAAATTATTTGTCCAAGTCCATAGTTGTAGATTATAAGATATTCATTGCGAGAAGTACTATCTAATTGCCAATTTTTACAGCCGGTTAAAAATTTATACATTTCATCTTCGGATTTAAAAGTTTTTCTTTTTGATAAAATTGATATATTAGCGATTAGACTAATTATAATAGTAACAACAATAATAGCAATGGGTATAATAATTTTTAATTGTTGTTTTGTCTTTTCCCTTTTTAATGCTAATGTTTGTTGATATACGGCTAATGCTTTTTCTTTTTCAATGTCCTCAAAATGTTTTTTTACACCATATCCGCAATGAGGACAGGATACGGCGGTCAAGCTAACCTCTTTTCCGCATTCAGGACAGTTAATTAGTGCCATAAGTGTTACCCCCTTATATAAATTATTTATTTTTTCTAACTAACCATAACTCATATACATAATTACGATTAGTCCATTGACGTATTTTAATCTTTATTGGTCTTAACCTTTGTATTAATTGATACAGGAATAGCGGTATCAATATCAGAAGTTGAGTTTTCGATACTTTTACTTTCTTTCTGCGTATATTTTGGATTTTCAGATAATATTTCAATGTATTCATCTGATTTTGCTTTTCCGAGAGCATTTAACTTGTTATATTTGCTATTGGTTAATTTATTTTCGTTACCGAAAACTAAATAGTCAAGACTTACATTAAAGAAATCTGCAATTTTTCTTAAAGTAGTTAATTTTATATTGTCACAGCCTTTTTTCCAAAAGTTATCTATTGTTTTATATGGAATATTGGCTTGCTGAGAAAAGGAATGTTTATTTAAATTATGTAATTTCATCAACTTTTCTAAATTTTCCAAAAACACAAATAATCACCTCTTTTACACTATGATAACATACCTTTTTATCTATGTCAAGAAAGAAATTGCCCCAAAGGGCAAAAAAAGTATTGACAACTTGCCATATATGGCATATAATATAAAATAAATTAGCCATACAGGGCAAATAGGAGGTGAGAACCATGTATAAAAATTTAGAAAATGTTCTTTCAAGTAAAAACATCAGTAAAAAAAGTTTGGCAGAGTTTTTAGGAGTAAATGAAAAGACTATTCAACACAGATTTTCAGGCAAAACAGATTGGACATTAAAAGAAATTACAAAAATAAATAAGTTTCTATGTCCGGAATATAAGTTAGAGTATTTGTTTGATATAGACAGCAGTGACGTAGCATAAAAACAAATAATGAGGCGGAAAGGTGGGGGGAAGATGAATAACTATGACATAAGAATAGAAATTCAAGAGGCGAAGTTAAAGAAATTCTTGATAAATTGAACGAGGCACAGGAAACAATTTATAATTGCTACAATCGACTTCAAGAAATCGGAGTTTTGACATTAAAAGAAAAGCCGACAGTGGTAACTGATGTAAAGTGCAAGGGAAAGTAGGTGACGAAGATGCAAAAAGCTAAGAAAGTATTAAATCATTTTGGATATAATGAAAGTCAATTTGATATATCCGATGTTTATACGGGACATCGTAAAAAAACAGTAAATGAAATATTTGAAAAGATAGCACTTGCAAATCTTTTGGAAAGTGATAAAAAAGTTAGGGTCACAATAGAATATGACCCCAACTATGAAGATTTCTTAATACTTGTTACGGACACTTAAAGTATGTGCGGCGGAAAGGTGGGGTGAAGATGTCAAAAATGAATACAATGACAAAAGTTAAAAAACTTCCTTTTGGTACTAATGTAAGAGTGGTTATAAGTTTAAAAGTTGACAATTTTAATTTAAACGACCAAAAGGAAGTGTGGAAATATTTCGGGGAATGTTCAGATACTTTTTCTCTATGTCGTATTCCTTGCGTTGTAGGAGAAGTAAAGGCAGTAACTTAGTTACTGCCAATAATCAGTTAATCATTAAGTTGTTGTTTAATGCTTTCAATAACTTCACGAAATTCATCTTCAGCTATGTGCATTGGATAATTGCAGTTAGGACAATCCACATAACCTTTTACGAATTTCCAAGTTACAATGATAGGTTGCTTGCATTTTGGACAACAACTACCATAGGACATTGAAGATATTTCCACAAAAAGACCTCCTTTCCGCTTGATTATATCATAGAGGAATGGAGGCGGTCAATAAAGTTGATGTACAGTAAAATAAAAAAGCCTGCAAGGTTTTCACCTCACAGGCAGACGGCATATAAGATATACCACAATGTAGCAATTAAAGTATATCATATTATGCCGAAGATTTCAATAGAAACGGAGGACATTGTTATGGATTTGAAAGAATACAGTACAGCGGAAACGGTAGATATAAAATCTATTCCGGCAGAAGTATATGACATTATTGCTCAAATTCTTATCAGAGAATATACAGAGCAGTTTTACGAAGAAGATGAACAAGTAGCAGTATGGTAAAAGGAGATATTAAATTATGAATGGATTGGCATTTTTATTAATGATGTTGTCACAAATGAACCCGGAAGACTTGGTAATGCAGTTAAAAGAGCCGTTAAAAAACGACCAAAGAAAAGATTTTAAAGAAAAAAATCTAAGCACGGAGGCTCAAATTTTAACGTGCCGTCTTTTGAAAATGGTATTCAGCGAGTTGGAAGAGGAGATAAGCAATGAAAAGTAATGAAATACATATATATCCGCAGACGGAGGGGGAATTTTTTCGCCGCCGATTAAAGCGATTGAAGAAAGAAAATCGCAACAGAATATTTTTGATTTCGGTTATTTGTGCTTTGGAGTTTGTATTGATTTTAGCAATATGCGGAATATGCAACGACAAGCAAAACAGTATAGACCAACAAACATATCAAATTAGGCAGCTTGAACGGCAGCTTGAACAATTCAACAGAGGTGAGTCTGAATGAGTTGGTATCAGATACTTCTGCAAATTCTTGCGGCGGTAACAGCAGATGCAATTATATGTTGTATCTGTTTATTTATCTTCTTTCGCTGCAAGAAAATAATAAAGGACAGGCAACAAAGGAAAAGACATATCAAACAGAGAGAAATTGAACGAAAGCGAGCATTGGCACATCACGAATATGAAGTACAATTCCGAATGGCGTTGCGTATATGGGACTTAGAAAATAAAAAAGTCAATAAACAAACGGTAATTTTAAAGGGCATCTATGCGACACCTGAAGGTGAAAAGGTAATTCGTGAGTATGAAAAAGAGGGAGTGCAAAATGGAGTACATAGAGTTTCTAAAATCGAAGATTGATATTGCACCAAAAACAGGGATAGAAATTTCAGAGGAAGATGTAAACCCGATATTGAAACCGCACCAAAGAGATGCGGTTATATGGGCGGTCAGAGGCGGCAGACGTGCCTTGTTTGAAAGTTTCGGTCTTGGAAAAACCGTACAAGCGTTGGAATGGTGCAATATCATAACAAGAAAAGAGGGCGGACAAGCATTGATTGTCTTACCTCTTGGGGTAAAACAAGAATTTAAGAGAGATGCGGTAGAATTGTTAGGCTTGGACGAGCCTCAATATGTCCGCAATATGAATGAAGTACAGGCAGCTACAAGTCGAATTGTGCTTACAAATTATGAGAGAGTGAGGGACGGAGATATAGACCCGACATATTTCAAGGCGGTGTCACTTGACGAGGCGGCAGTGTTGCGAAGTTTCGGTAGTAAGACATATCAGACGTTTTTACAGAAGTTTAAGGGAATACCGTATAAGTTGGTTAATACGGCGACACCATCGCCGAATAAATATAAAGAATTGATACATTACGGCGGTTTCTTGGAAGTGATGGACACAGGTCAAGCCTTAACAAGATTTTTTAAGCGTGACAGTACCAAAGCAAATCATTTAACGCTATATCCCGAGCGTGAAGATGAATTTTGGGTTTGGTTGTCATCGTGGGCGTTGTTTATAACAAAACCGTCCGATTTAGGCTATGATGATACGGGGTACGATTTGCCGCCGTTAAAAATCAATTATCACAAACTGTCAGATAGCGGAGTTACTGTTGACCGTGACGGTCAGTTTGAATTAACAAGAGATTTGGCACTGTCATTATCTGAATGTGCGGCGGAAAAGCGGAACAGCATTGACCGTAGAGTAGCGGTTGCCAAAAGCATTATAGACAGTGAACCCGACAACAATTTTATAATATGGCACGATTTGGAGGCGGAAAGACACGCAATCAAAAAGGCAATTCCGAATGTTGTAGATATATACGGCTCGCAAGATTATGATTTGCGTGAAAAGCGTGTTATAGATTTTTCAAATGGAAAAACAAGACTATTTGCCACCAAAAAAGAATTGAGCGGCAGTGGCTGCAATTTTCAAAAACATTGTCACAGGGCGATATTTTTGGGAATAGACTATGAGTTTAACGATTTCATACAGGCGGTACATAGAATATATCGTTTTCTTCAAACCGAGCAGGTTGTTATTGATATTATTCTCACCGAAAATGAGGAGGGTATTTTAGATGTGTTGCTGAAAAAGTGGCAACAACATAATTATTTAACAAAGAAAATGACCGATATTATAAAAAGATACGGTTTATCAAATGCGAATACTTCGCAATTAGAAAGAAAGTTAGGTGTGGAAAGAGTGCAAGTAAACGGGGATAACTATACGGCAATACTTAACGATTGCGTGGAAGAAACGAAGAAAATGAAGAAAAATAGTATTGATTTGATACATACGAGTATCCCGTTCAGTAACCACTACGAATACTCTGCAAACTATAACGACTTCGGGCATAATGCAACAACGGCGAAATTCTTTGAGCAAATGGACTTTTTAACTCCGGAACTTTACAGAATTTTAAAACCGGGCAGAGTTGCGGCAATTCATGTTAAAGACAGAGTTTTGTTCGGTAATGCGACAGGTACGGGAATGCCAACAATAGAACCGTTTCACGTCTATACAATAGAGCATTACATAAAACACGGTTTTCAATATTTCGGTATGATAACGGTCATAACCGATGTTGTGCGTGAAAATAATCAAACCTACCGATTAGGGTGGACTGAAAACTGTAAAGACGGCAGTAAGATGGGTGTCGGTTGCCCTGAATATATTTTGTTATTCCGAAAGCTACCGACAGATACCTCAAAAGCGTATGCGGACGTTCCGGTGGTAAAGTCGAAAGATGAATACACAAAAGGACAATGGCAGATAGATGCACACGCATTCTATCGCAGTGACGGTAACAGACTTGTAAGCAAGGAAGAACTATCGAGAATGTCACAAAGTGCATTGCAAAAATTGTATAAGAAATATAGCCGTAATAATGTTTACGACTACAAAAAACACGTTGAGTTGGCAAATGAGTTAGACAAAAACGGAAAGTTGCCGTCAACGTTTATGTTAATTCCGCCTGCTTCGTGGTGCGATGAGGTGTGGGACGACATAAACAGAATGAACACGTTAAATACGCAACAGAGCAGACGGAAAGCAACAATGCACGTTTGCCCGTTGCAGATTGATATTGTTAAACGAATTATAAACCGATATTCAAATGCCGGCGATACGGTGTTTGACCCGTTTGCAGGATTATTTACTGTACCGTATATTGCGGTAAAAATGGGTAGATACGGAATAGGAACAGAATTAAATGCTGACTATTTCCGTGACGGTGTGGGTTATTTGAAATCTACGGACGAAGTAACAGACCAACTCACACTGTTCGATTTAATGGAAAGTGAGGAAAGCCAAAATGCAAGTTAAATTTATGAGAGAAGAAATAATGAGGGCAATTAATATTGTTAATCGAGGTGTAACCAAAGATACGGTTGTAGCTTTGGGCGGCATTATGATACAGGCAAACAGTGATAATACTGTTGCGATAACAAGTTATAGTGCCAATATTTGCGTTAAGTATATTATGAATGCGGAAGTAAAAAGTGCAGGTAGTTTTGTTGTAGATGCAAAGCTATTTGATAACATTGCCAAAAAGTTTAACGGTGAGTATATAAATCTTGATTGCGATGATAAATTTGTTGTCAATTTGAAAAGTGGTAAATCAAAGATTAAAATTCAAGGACAATCGGCAGAAGCATATCCGAAGATTGAAAATGTTAAAGATACTTCATCTTTTAGTCTGTCGTGCAGTCAGTTAAAAAACATTTTAAAAAAAACAATTCCTTTTGCGGCGGTAAGTGCGGCAAAAAAGCCGATTTTAGTGGGAGTATTGTTTGAAATCGAGAACGGCACATTGCATAATGTTGCAAGTGACGGTTTGAGAGTGGCATATACACAAACTTCCGTCAATGCGGATTGTGAAAATAATTCAATGGTGATTTGCTTAGAGGCGTTGAAAGAAATCGCAAAGGTGACACCCGATATTGATACTAAAATAAAAATTCGTTTTGATAGCCGCAACGTTGTATTTGAATATGAAAATTATATCATAACTGCTCGAATATTGAGCGGACAGTATTTGAAATATAAGAGCCTAATGAATAACACACCAACCGTCAAAGCAACGGTGGACAAGCACAAATTTAAAGAAACTTTGGAGCGTGGTTTGTTAATTGTTAATACGGATATGCTGCTTGACGGCAAAAAGTTTCAGAAAACACCTGTCGTTTTGTCTATCGGTAATGACAAAATACAACTTGAGGCGGAAACTCAAAAAGGCACTGTAAAAGATGATTGTGCGGCGGAATGCGAGGGTGAATTAAGGATAGGTTTTAACTGCGAGTATTTGATTGATATGATTTCAGTGTGTGACAGTGAAACTATTACACTTGAGATGTCAAATGCAGTGTCAGCAGTATATGTACATGACACGGAAAATACAACATATTTAGTGTTGCCGGTAAGATTGAAGTAAGCGAGGGAGTGATAACAGATGTCAAAAAAGAGAGTTAAAATCGGTGCGATGTACCGCGAATATGGTGAATTGGAGGGAGTGGTATGTCGTAATTGCTGCAATTTCACAGCAATAGCAGTTGACGGAAAACGTCACTGCAAATGCAGGGCATATGGCATAACGCATGACATCAATACAAATTGGAGTAATAGATATACGGCGTGTGGATTGTATAACACGCCGATAGACAATAAAAAGTACAAACCACTGGTAAGAGATAGGGCAAGGAGTGATGGTGATGAACGCACAAATTAATTTATCAGATGAAATAACTGTTGATGGATTTTGTGGTGGCGGCGGTTGGTCTACGGGTTTTGAATTTGCTATAGGCAGACCTGTCGATATAGGTATAAACCATGATAAATATGCTATTGCAATGCACAAGAAAAATCACCCGTTCACAGAACATTATAATGAAAATATATTTGAAGTTGACCCATATAAAGCAACAAAGGGCAGACCTGTAGGGTGGGCACATTTTTCGCCTGATTGTACACATTTTAGCCGTGCAAAAGGTGGTACGCCTGTTAAAAAATCAATTCGAGGTCTTGCGTGGGTTGTAACCAAATGGGCAGGAACTGTACACCCTCGCATAATTTCAATGGAAAATGTACCTGAATTTATGTCATGGGGTTCATTATGTGCAAGAAGAAATAAGGACGGCAGAATATATAGAATGGACGGTACATTAGCTGAAAAGGGGACATATGTGCCGTATTCCGAACAACAACTTGTGCCGAATAAAAAGAAACAGGGAAAAACATTTAAACGATTTATAAATGTTATGAAATCTTTCGGATATAAATGCGAGTGGAAAATATTAACCGCTTCTGATTACGGAGCACCGACAATACGAAAACGATTATTTATTATATTTCGTAATGACGGCAAATCGATTATATTTCCTAATCCGACACACGGAAACCCCGAAAGTGAAGAAGTTAAAAGCGGAAAGCTGTTACCTTGGCATACTGCTGCCGAATGTATTAATTGGGATTTGGAATGTCCGTCAATATTTGAACGAAAAAAACCTCTTGCAGAAAATACATTAAGAAGAATTGCAAAGGGTATACAGAAATTTGTAATTGAAAATCCTAATCCGTTCATAATACAGGTTAATCACGGTGGCGATAATTTCAGAGGGCAAGAAGTTGATAAACCTATGCCGACAATAACAGCTAAACATGGGTTTGGTGTTGTAGCACCTACATTAATACAATATCATGGCGAACAATCAAAAAATGAAGTGCGTGGACAAATCCTTGAAAAACCATTACAAACAGTTGATACAGCAAATAGATACGGACTTGTTACTGCATTTATGTCAAAATATTTTGGTGGAAACTATCAAGGCTGCGGAAGTTCTGTTGATGAACCATTACATACTATAACGGCAGTAGACCATAATGCACTTGCGGCAGTACATATAACGCAATTTAATAATCATTGCATAGGACAAAAAGTAGATGAACCACTTAAAACTATTACTTGTGGTGAGGGGCATTTCGGAGAAGTAAGAGCATTTTTAATAAAGTATTATAGCGGTGAGAGTGGACAGAAAGTGAACGAGCCGTTGCACACTATCAGAACAAAGGATTGTTTTGGTTTAGTAACAATTAAAGGTGTTGACTATGCGATTGTTGATATTGGGTTAAGAATGCTGACACCGAGAGAATTATACAATGCACAGGGATTTCCGACTGATTATGAAATTGAAACTGATTGTTATGGTAATAAATATCCCAAAACAAAACAGGTTGCAAGGTGCGGAAACAGTGTACCGCCTCCGTTCGCAACTGCTCTTGCAAGAGCAAATGCACCGGAATGGTGTACAAAGAAATTTGATACAATGAAAGACTTTATATCAGAAGTTGCAATATAAAAGAGAAATGGAGAAAGTCAATGGCAAGAAAAAAATATAGCGGCGGATTTGAGGAATACGAAAGCAAGTTAAAGCGTGTTATGGAACGTTTGGGAGTAAAGCAATATAAGTATGATTGGAGTAGAAATGAATGCTTTATTGAATTTACTTATAAAAATCAATATTACCGTTTTGAACATTCGCTTCATAAGGCGGCGGAACATAAACAGAATATACATTATTCATCGGACCTATTTGCACAATTAGTCAAAACATTGGAAGATATTGCTCGAATGGTTGAGCGTGGTATATACGATTTGTCTACTTGGATAGAGGGTATGAAAACTTTACCGCCTAAAAAACAAATTCCACAGTGTTTTGTAACGTTGGGATTTGACAATATTCCATCAATGGACGAATTAAAAAATCGTTTCCGTATATTAGCAAAGGAAAGCCACCCCGATAGCGGCGGCAATCCTGAATTATTCTGCTTGTATAAATCCGCTTATGAAGAAGCGGAAATGTGTTTGAGGGAGGAACAGAAAAATGAAAAATAATAAATTAAAACCGTGTCCGTTTTGCGGCAGCACAGAAGTAGCATTTCTTGACGGTGGTGTGTATGATGAAATGCGATTTCAAGTTGAGTGTCAAAATTGCGGTGCGACTGTAGGTTTTATTAATGAAAGTAGGTCAGGTGATGAACTCGGAGAAGCGTGGAATATGCGTTCAACTACAGAAATAAAATCAAAGACTATGACACTCGATGAAGCAATAGAATATTGCGAAGAAGTCACAACTAAAAATTGTTTGGAGTATGTAGAAGAACACCAACAGCTTGCGAATTGGTTACACACGCTAAAGTATTTGGAAGAAAACGCAGTTATGCCAATATACAAAAAGCAAGATTGGTTGGGAATAGCAAATTATTACGGAAGAAAACAAATTCCATTGGTGATTGAAGAAATGGCAGAACTGACGCAAGCATTGACTAAGTATATGAGAATAACGCAATTTGGTCAGCCTGTACGAAAAACAATAGACGAAGTGCAAGACAGCATAAAAGAAGAATTATCGGACGTGATTGTAATGCTGATACAGTTGCAACATTTATTTAACATAGACAATGCTACAATAAATAAAATTGCGGACGAAAAGTTGAAAAGAACATTACAATTAATGGAGGAGCAAGAATGCCAGAGGAGCAATTTGAAAAATTAGCCGAAAGCAATACAATAGAAATACTGACAGATTTTAAGAAATATCTGAAGCCGAAGATGAGAACATGTGATGAATGCAGGTTTCTCAGAGTTTTAAACGATGGTACAACTGGTGTATATGCAAAATGCCCGACGAAAACATTTTTGCTATGGAAAGAAGATACACGGCATACGACTTGCGATTATTGGGAGGATAAAAATGTTGACAAAAAAATATAAAAACGGTTTTGTTACACTTGACGCAGAAAAGTTTCCGTCTGTGGCACAAGAAACCATAGACAGAGAAATACGCAATTTCGAGCCAGTGAAAAAGGCGGTAGAGAAATTATATGAGCATGAGCGGAGAGACATTCCGATGAAAATAACTATTGACGAAGAATATGGATTAAGTCATTGCCCAAATTGTGGCGATAGTAAACATATACTATTCGGCGATAAACTTTGCGTTGAATGCGGGCAAGCATTGGATTGGAGTGCCACTGGGAGAGTAAAGGCAACGGAGAATTAAAGGAGGATTTTATTATGAAAAAGATTAAAGTATTGTGGTTTTCACGCCACGCAATGACGGCAGAACAGAGAGCTACACTGGGAGATGTTGAGATTTTTCAAGTAAACAAGACAATTAAATCTGCATATGAGTTAAAGGCAGAAATAGATGACTGCGACATTATCGCCGTGGTTGCACCAATCGGACTGCAGGAACAATTCCTACGATTGGCAGGCGATAAGCCAGTAATAACTGCGGTCAATGACCGTAGAATTATCAAAAATGACGACGGCTCGGAGGATAAGGTTGAATTCCACTTCGTTAAGTGGGAACGTTTGCTAAAAATCGAAGTTGTCAAGGAAAATTTTCCTAATCAAACACCAATAGAAAATTGTGTTTTTTCGGTTTGTACATACAACTGTTTAAAACGTGCAATGATTGATAAAATCAGTGATATTGAGAGTATTGAACAGTTGATGATGGTAAGAGGTTTAGGTCAAAACAGTCTGAAAGAAATAGTAAACAAGTTGAGTGAATATGGCATTAAGTTGCCGGAAAGTGCGGTAAAGGGGTGACATTGCAGGAATTATATGAATTTGCAGAAAAATTCGTTAAAGTTGGTAAGGGCAGTGGTACAGTGTCAGCTGATATTAATTTATATGCTGCGTTCGGGAAAGTGAGGGATAACGATGAATAAAAATTTTACACCACCAAGTAAGAAACCTACGGAAAAAATTGAAGAAAAATTAAACATTGAACCGGACAGACATTTTGTAGTGGCATTACAAACCGGTCATTGTTTAGACTTCCACAATAAGTGCAGTTTTGTTAAGTTTGAAAGGAGATTAGCTTTTTTTCAAAATCAGAAAAAAGAAATCATATTAGCAATCCCAATAAGCAATATTAATTACATTTCATGTAAAGAAAATTAGTGAGGTGAAGAAATGAATAATATAATGAAGAAAATTAAGCAATTATGTCAAAATAAACGAAAGTTAAATGCAGAAAAATACATAAATAAATTAAAAGATAATTTGCAAAGTTCAGGAAGCCCGGAGCAAGTATATATTCGTTATGGAATTATACAAGGAGCGTTGGATATGGCAATTATGATGGATATAATATGTGATTATGATTATTATAAAGAACAGACAAATGAGGTTGACAAAATTGCGGAAAACCTACTTGATAAACTAATGGAGGAATAATAAATGCTGAACAATGAAACAATCTATGAACTAACACAGGGCATTGAATTTATTGGGTATGAGCATATGATGTTTTATTGCGAAAATGTGATAAAAACGAAATCAGAAAGAGATGTATACCGAAAGGCATTCTTTTATACGCTCGGGATTTTAGTAACCACAAGAACTAATATTGACAGTTTATATGATTTTCAATCAAACTGTCCAAAGTTAGACGGGTTCGGGCAAAAGTGGCAAACAGAATATACTCTTAAATTATGTCGATTGGCAATAAATCTATACAATGGTTTCCATCAAAACGGGACATCATGGGAAGATGCGACAACTGATACTGACGGCAAATATACACCTTATGAACTATTCTCAATGCCGTTTGTGAAATATATGGTTGAAGCGATTAAAATTCGTTATCCTCAATACATGAAATGTTAGGAGGTTAAAGTACCATGAGTAAAAAGAATTTAACAAGCAAACAAAAAACATATATCGCATCGTGCGGACTTAAGCCGAATAATTGGTACATAGAAACGGAAACAAAAGATGCTTATTACCTTGTCAGCAAGACTGGGCAGCACCGACTGATAAAGAAAGAGAACTGTAAATAAATAGCAATAAACATTGATTTATAGTTGAGTTTCTTCATATATAATAGATAAATTTTAAAAGTGTCCATTGCGGCACTTTTAAGGTTTATACAGAATATTAATAAATCGACGAGGGCAGGTGGTACAAATGAAAAAATGTAAAGGCAAATATATTCAAAGAGAAAGAAGAATATATCACGGAGATTATTTAGACGTAAATATATTTCCTGTTTTTAAAAAGCCGGGTAAAAGAAAAAAGAAAACCAATCCATCATCTGAAATACAGAAAAAGTTAAATCAAACTTACAGAGAAAATAAAGTGACATATTTAATCAACAATAATTTCTCAAAGAAAGATTTAGAGATTGGATTGGGATTTGATGATGAACACCTACCTGAAACATATGCAGATGTACAGAGAATTATTCGTAATTATATCAGACGTATAAAACATTACATATCAAAAAATGATTTATCCGAATTAAAATATTTGTATGTGATTGAACGTGGTGCAACTAATGGACGTTGGCACATACACATGATTTTAAGCGGCGGCATAGATAGAGATTTGTTGGAGGATATGTGGGGACAAGGATATGCACATACTTACAGATTGGAATTTGATGATAATGGATTGAAAGGTTTGGCGAAGTATAAAGTTAAAGAGCCGACAACAGATATTGAAGTCATAGATGAAAAAATACATAGATGGGCGGCGAGCAAGAATTTAAAAAAGCCGACCATTCCAAAAGACAGAGATGGATTTATAAGCAAAGATACCGTCCGAGATATTCGTAAGGGTGATATATGTGAACGAGAGATAGAGCGTTTATATCCCGGATATACAATTACAGATATAAGTCCATATTTGAATACAATTAATGCAGGTGAATATTTAACTATTCGCTTGCGGAAAACGAAGAATAGCAGAGTTACAAAGGAGGTATTTTATAAATGCAGAAAATAAAGGCAAGCGACCTACCGTGTCCGACTGAAAGTCAAGAGCAACAAACATTGTTCAGATTTTGTTCGGTGGAGTTATCTCGTTATCCCGAATTGGAAATGTTGGCACACATTCCAAATGAGGGCAAGCGTACCAAGACAACGGGCGGCAGATTAAAAAAAGAGGGGTTGAGAAAAGGTTATCCCGATATTGTTTTGAATGTTTCAAGACAGGAGTATCACGGATTATTCTTAGAGTTAAAGCGGAAACGTGGAAGTAAGATAACTAAGGAACAGAAAGAGTGGATAATAAAGTTGAACCGTCAAGGCAATGCTGCGGCATTCTGCTACGGTTGGGAACAGGCGTGGGAATTTATATACGCCTATTTAACGTGCGATAAATCTGACGGCAGTAAGAGTACAGTCAAAGATTATATTTCAAAAAGTTTAAAGGAGGCGGCGGAATGATTGACAAAACAAAAATCTTCCCACTGCTTTTAATTATTCTTGATTTAGGTGCGGCGGTTATGTTCGTACCTCGCAAGGATTGGGGAAACATTATATATTGGTTAGCCGCAGCGATATTAAACATCGCTGTAACTTTTTTGATGTAGTAGGTTGAGGAGGTAGAGGAATGCAACAAGATAACATAAAGGACTTTGCGATTGCGGCATTTCGCTATCGAGGGCATTTAAACGACACAGATATATTATCGCTTGAAGAAGTCTATATTAATATGGCGGTAACGTCAACCATTCGCCATTTGGAGATAGAGCGAGATTATATTGCAATAGAGGGCGTTAAGCGTGTTTACTATCAGTTACCGTTGGGAAACTTGAAACGTGGATTGCTTACCGAAAATACAAAGCGTGTAGCAATAGATATGCACATAGAAGAACGAACTCTATGGCGACATCTCGCAAGAGCGAGGAATATATTTAATTGTTATTATGAAAAGTTTACTGACACAAAATTGTCAGGAGTAACTTAATTTTTTATTATATAATAGACCATGAACGATATGCCCGTATCGTTCATGGCTTTTTTCATTTGCGGCAGTGAAATTTCTCTGTTTCACTGCTGCGGCGAAAAAAAGTAGGTTCTTCCCGTGGGGGGCATACCCTGCGGGGCTAAAGAGGTCCGGAAATTGCCCCTTTTTGAAAAAATTTTTAAGGGGACTTCCTTCCGCTTTTGGATATTTTGAAAAAGATATAGAGAGCGAGGAAAAATTAAAAGTAAAAAACATGAAAAACAAGTATAAAATTTGCGGTTTTCAAAATCACAAATTTAAAAATTTTAAGAAACAAAATTCATTACAAAAAGTTGATATAAAAAATCGGTTAAATTTTTGGAACATTAATTTGTAGAAATTTCAAAATTTAATTTTTTGCATTTAATAGGAATAAAAAAACCATGGAAGTAAATCAAAAACAGCTTGCGGCACTACTTGGAATTTCGTCACGACAGGTCAGAAATTTAAAAGAACAAGGCTTATTTGAATTTGTTACCGACAGTCGAAAATATAACGCTGAAAAGTGTGTACAAGAGTACATAGATTTTAAGATAAAAGCGGAAGTCGGCAACGGGACAAATCTGCAAAAAGAAAAAGAGCAGGCAGAACACGAAAAATATAAAAAGGAAATCACAAAATTGAAGTTACGGAGGCTGCGAAAGGAAACGCATGAAGCAGGTGATGTAGAACAATTTTTGAATAATATGCTTATAGATTTCCGTAATCGTCTGTTATCAGTTCCGGCAAAAATCGCACCGATTGTTATAGGACAAACTGATATACATATAATCATTTCAGAATTGGAGAAAGAGTTGGAAATGACATTAGAGGAATTATCAAATTATGACCCTGATGTTATAAACGGAACAGAACCGATTGATTATGATGTCGAAACTGATGAAGAAGAATAATTTGTTGTAAAACAATTATTATATATAAAATTTTAGGAGGTTTAAGAAATGTCAAACGAAAAAAGTACAGATGAACAGAAAAAGATTGTAGAGGTTAAAAACGTGGCAACAGACACAAAGAAGGTAGTTGATATTATTATCCCAGAGGAAGAAGAAAAGGTCGATAATATTATCAAATTATCGCAGACATACAATTTTGAGGGAGAGCATATCAGCGAGGTTGATTTAACCAATCTTGAAAATTTAAACGCACTGCAAATGCAAGATATTGAAAAACTATATCGCAAAATTGCAAAATCGGCTTCTTCTACACCGGAATTAACGATAGAATATGCAATGGCAACGGCATCAAAGCTAACGGATTTGCCATTGGAATTTTATCAAAGAATAAGCGGTAAGGATATAACCAAGATTAAAAATCGAATTATAAATTTTTTATACAGCGAGGATTAACAGCGGAAAATATCAGAAAATTATGCGTAAATTTAGGCATGGCAACAAACACATCAATAGAATTTATGTTTCAAAGACCGCAACAAGAATTATTGGATATAGCAGATGATTTGTCGGAAAGAGCCGAAAGGCTTGAACGACTACGAAAGCAAAGAAGATAGCGAGGGGCGGAATATGTCAAGTGAAAAATTGAGGTCAAGAGAAAAAACAAGAAAATTATTTATGAGGTGTATTCATAAATCATTATCTCGACCGGAAAGGCTGACAGTTTCGCAATGGGCGGAGAAATACCGTATATTGACGGATAACTCCGCTTTGCCGGGTCGTTGGAGCAATGCCATTACACCGTATTTGGTTGAAATAATGGACAGTTTCAATGACCCGTATATCCAAAATATTAATTTTGTGAAATCAACGCAAGTCGGCGGTACAGAAACATTAATTAATGCGACAGGGTGGATTATAACACAAAATCCATCGCCAACAATGATTGTGTATCCGAATGATGAATTAGCAAAAGACGTGTCGAACGACAAATTAAAACCGGCATACCAAAAAACGAGAGAAATCAAATCAAGATTTTTTCAAACAAAATCATCTGAAAAGAATTTGCGTTTCAGAGGTATGAATTTATATTTGCGTTCGGGTAATACTCCGGCTGCATTGGCTTCTAAAGCGATAAAATATTTGTTTTTTGATGAAATTGACAAAATGGCAGGTGCTACGAAAAAAGAAGCAAATCCATATAATTTGGCGGTAGAGAGAACTAAAACATATGGATATAGCAAAAAAATCTATACTTGTAGCACTCCAACGCTGAAATCTAATTATATTTGGAGATTTCATGAGAGAGCAGAAGTACAAAAATATTATTTTGTACCGTGTCCGCATTGCGGTGAAATGATAATTTTAAAATGGCAGCAAGTTCGTTTTCAGAATGATGAAGATAATAAAATGACGATAGAAGAACGTGCAGAAACGGCAAGTTACTATTGTCAAGAATGCGGTGCAGAGATAACCGACAGTGAAAAACGTGCGATTATTCGCCAAGGTGAATGGCGAGATATGAAAAAAACGTGCAGAGAAAAACCAACGAGCGTAAGTTTTCATATTAATGCGTTATATTCATTTTTTGTATCGTGGAAAGATATAGCACTTGAATTTTTACGAAGCAAAGACGACCCGGAAGAATTACAGAATTTTATCAATTCGTGGTTGGCTGAACCGTGGGAAGATACCACGGTAAAGACAAGTGAAGAATTAGTTATGCAAAGGCAGGCGGAAGAACCGCAAGGGGTAGTACCTGATTGGGCGGTTATGCTTACGGCAGGTGTGGACGTACAAGAAACATCTGTATATTATGACATTGTTGCTTGGGGTGCAGAGTGGACAAGTCAATCAATTATACATGGACAGTTATTATCATTGAACGATTTGGAAATGTATATGAATGCCGAGTATAAAAATTCTTCGGGCGAACAATTCTATGTTAATCTATGTTTAATCGACAGTGGCGACCAAACAACAGAGATATACGCATTTTGTTTGCGGCACGAGTGGGCGATACCCGTTAAGGGTATAGATGGCGGTAACAATCATTATAGGGTAACAAAAATAAACCGTAAGGGTGCAGAATATGACGGGCAACAGTTGATATTGGTTGACGGTGGCAAGTACAAAGATAGTATCGCAAGGCGATTGCAAAAAGAGAATGGTATTGGTTCTTGTATGGTTCATGCAGATTGTGATTTGGAATACGCAAAGCAATTAACAGCAGAGCATAAAGTGGCAGAGGGTTCAGGACAAAGGCGGCGATTAGTTTGGCGACCAAAAGTAAGTCACGGTGACAACCATTTTACGGATTGTAGAGTATATGCGTCAGCGGCGGCGGATATTTGCGGTGTAAGAACTATCGGATTGTATGATGCGAACGAAGATGCGGCGGAAGAAACACCACATAAAAAATCAAGTTGGATAAACGGATATTAGGAGGCGGAAAGATGTCAATATTGGATAGTATTCCTGATATATCATTCATTGGTGATATATCGGTTGAAAAATTAAAAGAGATTGGTATAAATGAATATAAATCCGCCTTGTCGGAAATCACAAGCGAAACAGTTACGCAAATAAGTGATGAAGATAAAGCAAAAATATATGCACAGGCACAGATTATGTATCAAGTAGCAGAGATTATTAATAATCGAGCAAGGCAAAATTCGTTGAAATATGCAAGCGGAGCATATCTTGACAATAAAGCAATAAGCCGATTATTACAACGAAAACAAGAAGAATATGCAGTGACAACAATACGATTTACATTATCGGCGGTCAGAGAAAATGTTATTGCTATTCCTGTCGGGACAAGAGTTACCGGAGAAAGCGGAAACGTTTATTTTGCAACAAGCGAATATGCGGAAATACTTCCGGGAAATTTGTATGTTGACGTTTTATGTACTGCAACAGACGGCGGCAGTGCTGCAAATAATTATGAAATCGGGGAACTTTCGACATTAGTAGACCCGATAGCATACATTGATAACGTAAAAAATATTGACAATCCGTTAGGCGGTGCAGATGTAGAAGATGATGATACACTTCGAGAACGTATATATAATTCACGTTATTTATACAGTACAACAGGTTCGGAGGGTGCATACATCTATTATGTCAAATCGTATTCTTCGTTGATTGATGATGTGGTTATTGATAATCCATCAGATGCGGAAATTGAAATTTATATATTGCTGAAAGACAGAGATTTAGCAACTGAAAGTTTTATTGAGGGACTTTCAGAATATATAAATAATCCCGATATAAAGGCAATCACAGACCATATAACAATAAAAAATGTGGAACGTGTTGAATATAGTATTGATGTTGAATATAGCATTTGTAATTCAGATATATCGGCATTAAATATTATACAACAAGATGTTAAAAGCAACATATACGAATATACAGAATGGCAAAGCCAAAAAATCGGCAGAGATATTGATATTCAAAAACTAATATCATATATCATTCAAGCAGGTGGACGAAAAATCAGAGTAAATTCTCCGTCTGTAAAAACCATAACAAATACGCAAATTGCGTACTGTACAGGTGTTAATATCACTTACAAAGGTACAGTTGAAGAATAGAATACAAACGGGCAACTTTTAGATTATGTTTATAATCTTTAATTTGCCTGTTTTTTTATGGAGGGGTATAAATGACAGATAAAGAGCAAGAATTGGTAGAGATAAAAAAGGCAATATCTAAAATTTTAAATGGCGGACAATCATATAGGATTGGAAACCGAACAATGACAAGAGCAGATTTAAAAACTCTGTACGATATGCAGACCAAAGTTGAGAACGAAATCGCCGAGAGTGAAAAAGGCGGCATACTCGGACGAAACGCATCGGCAGCGGTTTTTGATAGAAGGTAGAGAGATGTTATATACGACAAAACAAGGCGATACATGGGATAAAATCGCATATGAACAGTATAACAATGAAGAATTGATAAAGACGTTATTAACTGCAAATCCGCAGTATATTGACATAGCCGTTTTTGATTATGGTGTAGTTTTAGAAATACCGACTATATCAAAAACTGATGATGAAATATTCTTACCACCGTGGAGGAAAAATAATGAGTTATGATTTTGTAAATGCTCCTCGCAGAGCCTTGGCGAAAATTGAAATACAAGGTAGCACAGTGTGGGGCGGTATCAGTTCATACAACCGAGATTTAACATTTACAGAAGTCGCAAGCGGTGAAACCGACAGCTTGGATATAAAACTTCACGATTGCGATAACCATTGGTTAAATGATTGGTTAATCGATAAAGGTACACGACTTTTGGCAAGAATTGAATTGGAAAATTGGGATAAACAGAATGAATATCGCACAATAGATTGTGGTGAATTTATATGCGATAGCATAAAAGTAACAGGCTATCCGATAGAAGTTGTAATTCGTTCTATTTCAATTCCCATAAACGGTACGAAAAATACGAAAAAGTGGGAAAAAGTTTCAGTCAGTGCCATAGCACAAGATATATGCAACCATTTAGGGGTAGGTTTGGAGTATTATGCCGATAGCATTGTTATTAAATCTCAAACGCAATCGCAGCAGACAGATATAGATTTTTTATTTAAAGTATGTCAAGAGTATGGATTTGGAATGAAAGTGTATAAAAATAAAATCATTATTTTTGATAGGGCAAAACAAGACGAAGCGGAAAGTGTCGGCAGTTTTGAAGTGGGGGCTATTTCTGAAAGTTTTGAATTGTCCGACAATGAGGAGGGTTTTTATACCGGAGTGAAAATGAAGTATAAAAACGAGGGTGAAGATACTGAAAGGGAGTATATATACGGCGAAAAAGAAAAAATGCTGACACCAAGTACAACCGCATCGTCAATACAAGAGGCACAAATAAAAAGTAAAGCAGCGTTGTATAATGCAAATTCCACAGCTATTAAATTAAAAATGAACTGTATGGGAGGTACGCCGATATATCCCGGCTCAAATTATTATTTTTCAGGATTAGGAAAATATAGCGGGAAATATGGTGTAGACAAGGCAACACATTATATTGATGAAAATGATTTTTATACAATTTCGGTAGAGGCACACGCAATAAATCTTGAAAAAGACGATGCGGCGGCAGATTGAAAATGACGAGGAAAAGAAAACCGTAGGTAACTATGTTATGGGTTATATAGACGGTAAATATATGATAATTCGGAGGCGGAATATATGGGTTTTATAGAGAAAATCTCGCCCAAATGGGCGTATAAACGAGAGGCTTGGCGACAGGCGAATGAAATTCAAAAGAGAAATTATGATGCCGGAATGTATGACAGACAAAATCGAAATTGGTTTGCACATAATGAGAGTGGTGAACAAACCGATAAATATTTTAGAGGAACTGTACGTGCGAGGAGCAGAGACCTCGAACGAAATAGCGATTTAATGAATGCCAACATACACCCGTGGGTAAGGAATGTAGTCGGTAAGGGGTACACCCTTGAGGCTAAAACAGACGATGAGGAATTTAACGATAATATTGAAAAGCTATGGGTAAAATGGTGCAAAAAAGATAATTGTGACGTAACAGGTTCACAGTCATTTTGGGAAATGGCACGAATGGCAATCAGACGAAAACGTGTAGACGGCGGTATTTTGTTTATAAAATGCTATACAAGGGGCGGCATAGTTCCGTTTAAATTACAAGCGTTAGAGGTTGACGAATTGGACGAAGTTCAATCAAAACCGAATTATGAGGGCGATAAGGTCGTTGGCGGTATCGAATATAACAGCTATAACAAGGCTGTCGGATATTGGATAAAAGAATATGACATTGAGGGTTATTTAAAGCCTGTAAGTAGGTTTGTTGAAAGAAAAAACGTGATTTTTTATTTCTCTAAGACACGTCCATCTCAAATACGAGAAATGCCCGAAATGTCAGCGACAATCGGAAGAATAAAAGAAGTAAACGGCTATATCGAGGCGGCAACCATCAAAGAAAGAATTGCAGCTTGTCTATCGGTATTTATAAAAAAGGAATTACCGACAGGCGGTATAGGTCGTACAAACACGGTAAAGGGAAATCGAAAGTATGATGATTTGGAACTGACACCGGGTTTAATTACCGATTTGAATGCCGGTGACGATATTCAAGTTGTAAATCCGGGTAATTCAGCTACAAACGGCAGCGACTTTATAAAAACAACTCAACGTTTAATTTCGGCAGGGCAAGGCATAAGCTACGAGTCAACATCACGAGATTTGAGTAGTGCAAATTATTCATCTGCAAGGCAGGCGACAATCGAAGATGAAGAAACGTTTACACCCGAAGTTCAAAAATTACAAGATGAATTTTTGGACGAAACATACGAAACATTTGTTATATCGGCAGTTTTATCGGGTGCAATTCAATGCCCTGATTTTTGGACAAATAAAGAAAAATACTTAGAACACGAATGGAACAGAAAACCGAAAAAGTGGATAGACCCTCAAAAAGAGGCTAATGCAAATAAAATTGCTATCACAACGGGGCAGAAAACTCTAAATGATATTTGGAGGGAAGACGGAAAAGACTTCAAAACTGTTCTTGACGATATGAAAAAAATTGAGGAATATGCAAATCAAATCGGACTTGATTTGAACTTTCCTTACTTGAAAGGAGGTGGGGAAAATGCAAAATGAAAGATTTAAGGGTATGCAAACCCGAGAAATGCAGCTAAGCGGAATTAGAGTGCTGAATGAAGATGATAGAACTGTTGAGTTATCTTTTTCTTCCGAAACACCTATTGAGCGTTGGGGAGCATTTGAGGTGTTGTCGCATACCAAAAGTGCGGTACAGTTGAACAGAATATTGACAACAGGCTGTTTATTATATAACCATAACCGAGATACCGTTATTGGTAAGATATGCTCGGCGAAAGTCGAAAATAAGCGAGGCGTTGCGGTAGTTCAATTTGATGAAGATGAAAAAAGCGATATTATTTTTCAAAAAGTCAAAAATGGTTCATTGAGAGGTGTGTCGGTGGGATATACAATTCAAGACTATAAAAAAGACGTAACCGGGCAGGGAGAGGCACGACAAGTTACCTATACTGCAACAAAATGGGAACCGTATGAAATATCTATTGTTTCTGTTCCGGCAGACATATCTGTTGGAGTCGGGAGAAGTATGGAAGATGACATAACCCAAAAATCAAACATAAGAATGTTTGAAAACCAAATTAAACTAAATGAAAATTTATTAATGGAGGAGGCAAAATCAGATGCTTAAAAAGTTAATTGCGATGCAAAAAAGAATAATGGACACCGCTAAGGCGGAAAAAAGAGAACTAAATGAAGGCGAACAACGTGAATTTAATTTATTGCAGAGTTTGATTGACAACATTCGTTCAGAAGAAAATAACGGTCAAGGAAACGCAGAACCAACAGAAAATCAAGGCGAACAACCAACAGAACCTGAAGGTGCAAGACAGTTTGATACCGGATATTCTGCTAATGATGCCGCACAAATCACATCATTGTGTAGAAGTTTTAACGTAGATGCCACGGAATATCTTCAAAAAGGTATGTCGTTAGATAGCGTAAGAGCGGCAATAATTGATGAATTGATGAACCGTCAAAAACCTGTAAGCAGTCATATGCAGGTTACAGATGATGAGGGTGACAAATTCAGACGAGCAGCGACAGACGGTATTTTGTTGCGTTACGGAGTAAGTGTACAAAATCCGTCAGAGGGTTCAAACATTTACAACGGTGTAACAATCCGTGAAATTGCCATTGAGTGCTTGGAGCGTGAACACGGTGGACAAGATTTTAGACATATGAATATCGAAGATATTTATAGCCATTGTTATAGAGAATTTTATAATCCTACATCGGCATTCCCGTCAATACTTGACGATGTTGTAAAAAAATCATATGTTGCAGGATTACAGAAACAAAAGACACAGTTTGATAAATGGGTAGGCGTGGGTTCGTTACCGAACTTCAAAAAGACAACAAATCATGAATATTTAATGTCACTTGGCGGTGAACTTGAACAGGTCAAAGAAAACGGCGAATTGCCGGCATATACACCGGTTGATGTTCCAATGCCTGAACGTCAGCTAAAGACATATGGTCGTCAATTCACAATGACCCGTGAGGCATTTATTAATGATGATATTGGACTATTGACAACAATGCCGCAAAGATATGCTGCTCTATCTGCAAATACTCAAAATAAACTTGTGTATCAAATCTTGACACAAAATAAGAAGATTTATGACGGTAAAGTATTATTCAGTGCCGAAAGAGGCAATACACTTCAAAAGGGTACAAAGCCAACGATAGAGTCCATCGAAAGAATGATTTATCTGTTGGGAATGCAAAAAGATGAGGCAGGCGACCAACTTATGCTTATGCCGGATTTGTTTATTGTTCCGTTGGGTATGGGAACAGACCTAAGAACAATTCTATATTCACCTACTATACATACACCGGAAAACACACAAGCCGTAAATCCGTATTTGGGAATGAATTTCACTGTTGTTGAAGATACAACATTGAATGCACAGGTGAAAGCCGGAAATCCTGTACCTTGGTTTATGGGCGTCAAGGGCGAAACTATCCAAATTGATTATCTAAACGGTCAAAAAGAGGCTACAATCCGCAGGTCTGAACAGGCAGGTAAATTGGGATTTGTATGGGATGTATATCACGATTTCGGTATAACTGTAAAACACCCTCAAACAATAATCAGAAATCCGGGTGTAGTGATAGATATGAGTGAATAATCATGATAGGTTATTGGGGATATTTGCAGTTTGAAACCAATGACGATTGGTTACAGTATCCATCCGACATAGAACGTACCGTCAAAGGGCGGTACGCTACGTTCTATCCAGGTGACGGCAGCAGAGCAAAGCGACAATTCAAAGGAGCAGAAACAGGTACACTCACATTTACAATGTATTTAGACCAACGTTTTAACTCAAATCTGCGAGATTTGTTGGCGGAGATGGCAGATTGGGTTAATACAGGTGTAGCAGGTGAATTGGTTATAGGTAATCGTTCTTACGGATATAATATGTGGGTTTGTACCAAAATGGTTGAAAAGTTCAAAGAAGTAATACACGGCGGTATTATTACGAGAGCAGAAGTAGAAGTCACATTGGAGGAGTGCTGAATGTTCACTGTTGATTTATCTGTTGAAAAAACTCAAATGACATCTGATGAAGTGTCATTATTGCAAAAAAATATTGCATTTTGGTTAAACACCCCGAGGGGAAGTCTACCGCAAATGCGTGATTTCGGATTGAATTATGATGTTATAGCAGATGAATTGCCTTATGTGATAAAGGCATATGCTTCTGAGAAAGAGAAAAAACATGCATTTGCAGTTATATCGGACAGTGAAGCAATAATAATAGGATCATCTCCGATGGAATATACAGATTGTGCAAATCAAAACCAGA